CAAATTCAATGCTCATTTGCAATAGACACATAGCCATAGCACGGTTTCCCCATGCTCACGATAGGCAATGCCACCTTCAAGGAATTGATACTTGCTGCATCCATCACATAACACTTCACCAGTTGTCTTGGCTGATGTTGACCCATCCTGGTGGATTGTGGTGGCCAAGCCATCCTTAATGTAAGTGATTTCGCCCATTACTTCACCGCAGCAATCCTGGGAACCCATTTGCCTTCACTATTAAGGACAAACCAAATCGGCTCGCATTGCTCTTTAACCACATAGTTTGTGCAACGCATGCCATAGTACGCACGGCCATTCTTCTCACCTTCAAGCACTGTTCTATCGCCATGCTTACAATGCCACGCATCAAAGGCTTCAGCCGGTGTTGGCGGTGTTGCCCACGGATCATGTTGTTCTTGCTGCGTTTCTTTTATCTTTGTAACCGTTGCCTTGGGTATTTCTTGGCGTGCCTTAATTTCATCAGCACTAGCAATCTTCTTTGAAGCTAATCCAACTGCAATGGCGCATCGGCCCCAGGCACTTGTCTCAGCATTCATCAACTCACTGCCCTTTGTGTATGGGGTGCGCCCTGGCACTTCTTCCCAAGCACATGCAATGGCAGGGCATGGATCAAACGGGTCACGGTAGAACGCGGCAGTGTAGGCAATATAAGTGAGCCCACCAATTTCAACTACTTTAAAAGGCTCATTTGGGTTTGCTGGTCTAAACACGCCTTCAGGAAATATCTCCTTAATCTTGCGCATTCTTTCGGCCACATCCACATAATCATCCATGTTGAAACTCATAACATCATCCCTTCATCCACTGCACGCCAAATGGTGCATTCATTGCCGTTTTGGTTTTTTCTAGTAAGCCCTGAATCAATGATGAAGCCTTGAGTTTCCAAGGACTTACGCAATGGCCTGACTGAATTGCCCGGAATGGACAAGGTGGCCTCAATTTCATAATCGGTTACTCCACGCAATCCAGCACGCACCAGCAGCTCATAAATCCTCAAGCGCAATGAGCCCGTTTCAGGATACTTGCGCATTGCTGCATCTATGGATGTGCGCTTAGCGTTGCGTGCAATAATGACTGAGTTATCGCTGACTGTTGGCGGCTTCACGCTTGCCCACGGCCTTCCCTAAGTCAAACCCGGCACGGTGTCCATGATCTAAGCCAATCTCCTTGCCAAGCAAGAATCCAGCAATCATGGGCAATCCTAAAACTATGACTGACCCAACGAAAATGCCAGCATCAGATAATGTTGAAATGAAATCAATCACTTTGAATCCTCGCTTTCCATTCTCCAAAAGGTTTGAATTGTCTTGTCCATGTCAAAACGGTAATGACCGCCAAGGGGCTTATATGCCTCAATTTTTCTATCGCGTACCAAGCGGCGCAATGTGCTTGGTGTGATTTCTAAAATGGATGCCATCTCTGTTGTGCTTAGGTATTCCGGTTCTAGGATGCTCATATAATTTCCCACGATCCAGCGTAATCAGTCAGAATGACAACTTCGCCGGTTCCAATATCAAATGCAGCTTCATGAGGTTCAGCAATGGATTTCAGGAATGCTGAAGCTAAGATGTAATCAGAATATGTATCAACCCAATGGGCATAACCCCAGTCAAATGAAATTTCAGTGTCATGAATAACCGGCTCAAAACGCATAACCTTCTTTTCCCAATCCTTGCCCCATTGCATTGAGGTTGTGGTTAGGTGCTCAAAATCATTCTTGGTTAGCTCTAAGGTTATTTTCATGACTGACCCATTTTCTTAAATTGGGCATCAATCTCTTTGATTGTGTATTGCTCGCATGTATCGCACATGCAGTCAGCCGCAGCTTGGAACGCCTTGGATTGTTTGCTTAATTGGTCACTAATTTCAATGTATAAATCTGCCATTCTTGACATGTGAGGCCCTTCGTCTATATCGCCGTGTTGCGATAAACCAAATATAGACGATATGCACGAAATGCACAACATCAACACCGTTCGGCGTGTCTAACGCTCCAAAAGGATGGTGTAGATATGGTCTAGGCGTGCTTCCAGCCTGTTGACCTGCTCTTTTAGGCTATGACCATTGGCCTTGGGCCCTATCTCAGCCATGATTGAGCGCACTATAAATCTAACTGCTCCATAAAGCCCGGACAGGATGGCCATCACGCCTACAACAACGGCCACCCATGCCTGGGCCTCCATCTTACTTCTTGCCCAAATTGATTGATGAATCCTTAGGGTCAACCGCACGCAAGATAGGCCCGATAAAGCCGGCCAATAGTGCGTTCAGCAGAATCTTAGGATCAGAAATCCCGGATAGGTAAAGGGCTGCAACTGATGCGAGTGAAGCTCGTAAATACGACAAGGCCGCCGTTTTGATTTGCTGGTTCATTTTTCGTCTCCTTGTATTTTCTTAATTAATGCCTCCACCTTGGCTGCACTAATAGCGATTTCAAAATGCATTTCATCCTTGCGACTGCGGTAATCACCGCCCCAAATGCATCCCCATTTTTTTGCCAAGGCCCTTATCATCGGTACTTTTTCTAAAGGAAATGTGCCCACTGCACCCAAAGGATGTTTTGAGGCATTTAGATCTAAAGCCGTTCCGGAGGAGTGATTGCTCAACTTGGCAGTCTGCCCACGGATTGGCCGGTAACAATATCCCCAATCATCAAGTGAACCCACATCAAGCGGCTCAATCAGCTCATGAAATTCAGCAGCTAATCCAATCAGCAAGGGTGCAACCGCTTCAGCGCATCGCAGCTTAATTGCCGTACCTGGTACTGGATAAGACTTAATTCCTAACTCAGCCTGATCCTTGGAAGCGGGCCAACCGTTTGCGCTAGTCTCCATGGCTTAAAATTATCTTAGTCAAGTGTTCCACTATGCAGGCTTACTTGGGAAAGTTGCCTTGTCAGCGTTTCCACCTTGCGCTGGTAAATCTCTCAACGCTTGGCGATAAGTAGCCCAGGCAGCCTTATCAACAGGTGAATCTTCTAATTGTGTCCAGTCTGTTCGGCTTAATTCTTCATTTCGCCACAAACGAATTTGCTCCCATTTTTGCTCATTGGTTGCATCGGGAAATCTAGGGTTCAATAAAAATGTCATTATGCCACCTCATACCAATAAGAAGCTTGCAGTTTGTCGTTTGTTGTCCAAGTCATTGGCACAAGTGTTCCAATAACTGCATCTCTAACATAAGTTCCAGATGCTAATTGTGCAAAAAATGTTGCGCGTACTGAGCTATCATTGTAAACAAGCCCATAAAACTCAGCCGTGCCTGAATCTAGCATATAGACAGTTCCACCAAAATAGCCTGTATAAGCTACTGAACTAATTGGTAATGAAAATCCAGGATAATTTACTATTGTAGTAGTGCTTCCAAATACTATTTCATTAAACACAAAAACCACTTTTCCAATTTGGCAATATCTAGCAGTTACTGTTCCGTTGCCAAGTGTTATATTGTTAAGAGTTGGTGTGTAGGATGTCCAAGCACCTGTGTATTTTAATCCAGTTGCTTCACCGCTTGCAGCCGTAAGCAGTAAATCGTTCGCTCCCACTGCAAGGCGGGCGGGTGTGTCTGCTCCGCTAGCTGCTACTAGATCGCCCTTAGCGTCCACAATGCTATTTTGAATCGCGTTGCTATCGTCAAAACCCACCCAGGCTGCACCTGAGTAGGTCAGCACGGCATCGGTGTCTTTTAGGTAGCAGCACTGCCCTTCTTGCGGTGAGGTTATAGCCGCATCCCGCGCTGCTGCTGAGGCAAACACCAGCACGCCTTGCATAAGGTAGCCGTTAGTATCTGCCGCCGTAAGTACCTCACCAGTGGTAAAGGTCTTAAAGCCTAATCCTGCTGCCATTGTTCCTCCTTAGTAACTCAAAACACTCTCGTCAAGAATACCTGACAAAGTGCTATTTAGAATGAAACCATCAATTATGGGTTCAAGTGTCGTCATTTTAACTCGCCAAGAATTTGGCGTGATTTCCATGTGCTTGCCAAATACTTGAAGGGTCTTGGTTAGTGTTGTTCCCCCTGGTTGATTGGTTGTGATTGTCACCGGGTCAAAGTAATCAAGGTCAAGGGCTGCAATTATCCCTGCATCATAATTGGCGGTGTATAGATCCAATTGGATTTCATCGCATCTCACGGTTGTTTCAGCTCTTGAAGCAACATAAGCCTGGGCGTAATTAAGGGCTTCGGCCGTGGTCTGCATCAATAGATTTTGCTGGTTGTAAGAGTGCAAGAAATACTTGGCAATACTTGCTGCATCGGAGGCGGTTTGAGTGGCCAAGCCTGTGGCAGTAATGTTGGCCTCATTGTAAACAAGGGTGTCATTTGTTACCCACATAGCATTGAAGTAATCAATTGGGCTTCCATCATCATTGAACACAACCGGCGTTGCTGCCACGCTTGAGGCCGTCAAATTTCTATCTTGAAAAACAAAACTGCCGGCCGCATCAACATAGAATGCACCGAATTCAGTTGTCTCAATTGTTTGACAAGCTTGAAGGGCAGTGCGTGCCGTGCCGGGATCAGCCTGAACCGTGGTCAGGCCGGGGTCAACATCCCGCATTGTTAACGGCCAACCGATTTGGTCGAGAATGTTATTGATACGGGCCCCGGTTAACTGACCCGCGCTTGTTCCTGCAACGGTCGAAATCTGAGCATTTTGAACCAATCGCATGGCATCAACGGCCTGGATTGTCGTGTAAACGACATCGCCCACCGCGCTTTGTGGGGTTGTTGTTGAATAAGATGTGATGAAACCACTAAAGACGGGATAGGTAACGCCGTCAAATGTGGCAGTTATCTGCACTTTTCTCATTGGTGTTAAAAGGTTGTAATAAGGCCCGGCGGCATTCATAGGGTTGAAGTCGCCGTTTTGGTCAACAATGCGCAATGAAAGCGTGCCTGTTTGAAATTGGTCTGCCTGAGCATTTCTGCCGCGCCTGGTGCTGATTGAATCAACCACATTGGAAACATCCACAATGACTGAAGCTTCATCGGCCAGGATGTTAGTGCCAAGAATGCCTTGATCTAAAATGAACGCCTGTGCAAAACTTGGGCCGGTCGAAAAATTTATGTAACAATTTATGACGGGGATGGTCATGCTGGCAACGCCCCTGCATAAGTAGTTAAATATCCACGGCGGGCAATTTCGTTCATGGCATTTTGTACGGCATCCACAATGACATTTTCATCAGCCATTGATGGGCCTGTGTTGACATTTATTGTGACTCCGGCGGGCAAT